AGTATTTTTCATGAGCGTATTTTTCATGAGCGTATTGTGCTAGTAGGTTTCGAACACCACATACCAAATCATCTTACAATCCCTAGCGCTGGACACACCCCTCTTCTTACTGTTCAGTTGCTATCTTCTTCTTCTAATTCTCTTTTTAATTATTATAATATTTTGGTATTGTCTTAATATAAATAAAAAGCGGAAATCAGATGGTCAATCGCCGTCCTAGAAATACTACGCGTCGTCGCGGGGTCCCAGCTTTGCGGGAAGTGAATTACGCTACCGTAAACGCAGGGACGCAAACAGCATTCGCCAGGAAAGACCTTCAAATCTTAGCGGGCTGTGGAGACCGATCATTTAAATTGGTCGGCTTGGCTTTACAAGTCTCCTCTCTTTCAGAACCAGTTATCGTTCAGATTCACATCTTCAACGAGGCACTGAAAGAGATTGCGTTGTGCAACCGTTTGGTCGCCCAAGGTAACACTTGGTTGCGGTTGCGCATCCCCCTTAGTTATAAGCAGTGGTGGTCCGGGGAGACCACTCAAAGTCAGACACTTGTCCGTGTCGATATTATACCTACTTATAAAAATCAAAATACAAAAGTGTCTTTTTTATTGAGTCTTTTGTGTCGATTGGGCACAAGCGAGATAACAGCACACCCATGAAAGATTTAGTATTTTTCATGAGAAAGGTAAACTTCGTCGATGACGATGTTTACGATTTTGTGATGGCCCATTATGTCAGTTGGGGTTGGTACGGTGGAAACATCGGTATTACCTTCGATTTTGGCAATAAATGTAAAGAATTTTTAAATCGTGTTACTGATCCGTCAGCGGTAAGTAATAAATTCTCACAGTTGATAGCATTTAGCCGTCTCTGTGACACGAATAGTATAAAGAATAAGATTATTGTAAGAAATTTTGATTTAATGTGAGTCCGGGTGGGCGTATGTCGTCTTAACTCACCCGTAAAGGTGTCTTAACATAGTTATGAATAAGTCCTAGTTAGAGTCTCTCCTAAATCCTTAATTGGAGCGCTGGAGAGCTTAAATAAGCGCCGTATTGTGCTA